CCCATTCCGCTTTTTTGATTTTTTTGACTTTCATTTTTTTAATCTTCCTCTCGTCCACCCAACTGGGATTTGGTTCGTGATATTAATACATTTTTCAAATTCACCATTGTTATACCACTTTTTTTTAATATTGAGCTTTATTCTACCTTGCTTCCACCCGTCGGGTATTTGTTGATTTTTATCAATAAATCGCATACTTGAACCATCGTTAATAGTTATGGTATTTTTGTTTTTTGAAACTTTTCTAGAATCTAAAATTCGTTGTAAATCTTCAGCTTTATAAATTTCATCATATTTTTTATTTTTCATCCATGAATTTGGTCTACCATTCAAACTCTTCGAAATATTTTTTTTCCAAGCTTCAGATCGAGTTTTAATTAAAGCTCCACCCACAGCTACTCCTTTTTTTGCTTTTCTTTCATGAATTTTAGTAATTTCATAATGTCTAGATGATACTGTTCTTTGTTGAAATTCGTTTTTACTACACATTCTTTTAAATGCGGTTGCCAGACGGTAGTAATTTTCATTATTTTGATTAATTTTACAAAGTAACCAATGGCAAATAAAATGTTCTCTAAATGTTAGAATAACCAAATTTGATTTAGAATTGATGCCACCTAAGCATTTTGGAATAATATGATGAGATTCATAATATATTTCTTTATTTTTTGTTCTATTTTCTCTAATAGCTTTATGTATTATATTATCGTAAATCTTTTGATAGTTCATTTTTTTCTCCTTCGCATACATACATTTTATTTATAAAAATGTCGTTTTCAAGGAGTTCAAAAGCTCTAATTTCCATTCTTTGCCCATTTCTTTCTATGAGAATTTTTTCCGACGAATTTAACTTTAAACTATTATTATCCTCATCAAAAATTTCTATTGTAGATTGTACGTCGGGGGCCTCACCTCGTTCTTTACCAAGTTCGGTATTTGCATTATCTAATCGTTCTTTGATGTGTTTGAATATTTGTTTATTTTTGCTTACAGCCAAAGCTGATTCAAAAGGTACACCATTGCGCTGTAAGTAAGCGTGAAATCCTAGTGCGCCGACCCCAATAGACCTCTCTTGCCGCGCGGAATAAATTGCTCTAGAAACTTGTAACGGGGCATTGTTTATGAAATATTCCAAAACATTATCCAACATTTCAGCAACATCTTTTATAAACATCTTATTAGATTTCCAATCATCAAAGTATTCAAGATTTAAAGAACTTAGGCAACATACAGCAGTACGATCTTTGTCTGTTGGTAGAATAATTTCACTACATAGATTACTTTGTTTGATGCTAAGTCCTAGTTTCTTTTGAAACTCTGGCATTGCTTTGTTGCTGGTAGAAAGAAAATGAATATATGGTTCCCCGGTCTGCATTCTTAGTTCCAGAATGCGTTGCCACAGTTCTCTGGCTGAAATTTTTTCTCTGGTTGCTCCGTCATGCGGATCTTTTAATTCAAATGTGTCATCCGCTTTCGGATCAATCATACACTTTTCAATAATATGCATGAAATCGTCGGTGATATTAATTCCATGATGCAAATTCAATGCTCGCATATTAGGATCACCAGTAGGCTTTCGCATATCTAAAAAGAGAAGAATGTCCGGATGACTGATGTCAAGATAAGCAGCATAGCTACCACGACGAGTACGGCCCTGTCTGTATGCGAGAGAAGATGCATCGTAAGTCCGAAGATGAGGCATAACCCCAACAGACTTATCATCAGCACTACGAATACCAATTCCGATTCCAACTCCACCTCCTAACATAGATAACCAATTTACTTCTGATAGTGTATCAACTAGGCCCTCTGCGGAATCATCCAAAAACGGCAAAAAGCAAGAAACTGGGAGTCCGCGTTTCGAGCGACCAAAGGATAATATGGGTGTGCTATATGAAAGCCAGTGTTTACTCGAGTATTCATACAATCGTTGTGCATGTTCTGAATTACTGCCGAAAGCAAGTGATACGTATGCGAATCTTTCCTGAGGACTTTTTTCCTCGTCCTTCATGTAACTTTCTTTTAATCTTTTTAAACCAAGTTCGTCAAATAAATTATCCCGAGAATAGTCTACCCTAATACTATTTACAGTATCTGTCATTATTTTGCCTATTTTTTTTATTTTTAGATCACAGCCCTAACCAATTTTTTTTAGGGGGCTCAATTTTTACTGTTTCATTTTTACATTTATCGGCTAGGGCAACCGCCCCAACTTTGGCGCCACTATCACCGCTTTTAGCTATTTCTGTAATAGCTGCCCAACAAGCAGTTTGAGTCATAGTATTATCTTTACTAATAGATTTACTTGCCTCATAGTACAATTGCTCTTTAGTTGTTGAGGCACATCCGGCCAAAACTAATACTGCAGCTAGTATTATTGTCTTCATTTTTTGCCGCCTTTTTCGTATACTTCTCTTTGTTCTTTGTACCACTTATTCCAGCCCTCATTTTTCAAAGAACATTCATAATATAAAGTATAATTATTTACTACCGCTTTTAATAACTCAGTAATGGCAACTTGATTTCCTTCAATCTGTTTAAGATCGGGGCAAGGCAAGGTTAATTCTTTAATTGGATCAGGAAATTTGGGTTTGGCCGGCATAAATCTTTCTATCATAGCGCACCCCGATATTGCTATCGCAAGAAGAAAAGTTATAATTAATTTCATTTCTTTTCTCCTTTAGATTCTTTCATCTTTTCAATCAACGGTTGTGTTGCTTTATTATGTATATCAAGCATTTCTTTAGGAACAGGGCAATTTTCTATATATTTTATTACTTCCTCTACTCGTACTCTTTCTGGGCCCTCGACATTTACTTCTTTCAGTACTTCTTTGGTTTGCCATTTAACTATTTCATTTACAATAACTTTATTTTTCTTTGCTGCCAATTCTTTCTTTTCGGCTACTTCTTTTTCTAATTGATGATTCAATTCTGCAGCTTTGGCTTCTTGTTCTTTTACTTGTTCTTCAACTTCCTTTAATCTTGCCTGCCATTTAGATTCATTGGCAACGGCACCCATTGCCCAAGTACTAACCATAAGTACGAAGAATCCAACAAACATAATCGGCAATCGATATTGCATTATTATTGGGACGCCGCGCAAAAATTGCCCAGCAATCATCAGAGTGACACCAACAAAGAAAAGAAAAACCCATATCAAATCTGGTATAAATTCGATAAGAAAAGAGAATATATTCATTTACAATCCTAACGCTCTTTGAATATTTGGGGGTTTAAATGATTCAGGTTTCAACACTTTACCATCGTCTCTTTTTAATAACTGCCCATCCACTATTTTAGAAAAATTAGATTTGGCTACTTCTTCCCATACTGTTTGAGGGTCGATACCAAGACTATACATTAATCCTTCTACTACCCATATTAGATCAGCACAAGCATCGGCTGTTTCAACAATATCTTGATTTTTTATTGCCATTACTAATTCGTTATACTCTTCTTTTACTAGATCAAAATAAAGATTTGCTTGTTCCATTCTACCAGGATAGAACCCAGGATTTTTAGTTTCTACATTTTGCTTACCAGTATGCATAAAGCTTGCAACGTCTAATTTAGTATTCATTTTTGTCCTTAAATTCTGTAATCATTGGAAATATTTTAGAAATAACTTCAGCACATGATTTAGCAATATCTATATGCTCTAATTGAGTACCATTGGCAGATCTTAATTCAATATAGTGAATCCAAGAACGAATAGTCCCATTGACGTATAATCTAGAGACAGTCAAGCCTTCCGGCAAAACTGATCTAGCTTGTTCCTTAGCAATACCATTAGTAATAGCCCATTCATAAGCATCTTTGGATGCCTTTATGACATTCCATTGTTTTTCTTGCCAAATTTTTGCAAGTTCTCTATGGTCTTCTCTACGGTAATCAAGTTCTGTAGAATTTTGTCTGTTACTGGTGTCCTGTAGTCTTGCGTCTCTAATAGTAAAGCTGAGCTCCTTAAGTGGATCAGCATATCTTTGGCTGAACTCTTGGAAACTAAAACTTCTGTGTCGTAGGATTTGTCTGGCAATATCTCGTGTAGTTTCGATTTCAATGCAGACCGAGACCATTTCGAAGGGGGACCAATGTTTGTTCTTAATAAGGTATCGTAATAGTCTGTCCGTGGTTTCAGTATTCGATTGATTACTTGGGTTCGAGACTCTGGCGCAATAGGCAACGAGATCTTGTATATTGTAAAGATCTGATTCAATTTCATCTCCTTTAGCAGGGTCATACGCATGCTGTGAATAACTAATTAATTTTACTTTCATACTCGTTTCCATCCTATAAATTTCATCTTAGCTTCCAATCCACTAAAAACATTATCTTTTAATAATTTATCTATATTCTTGCCAGCCAATACCATATCATTTATATCTTTTTCTATTAAATTTTGAGGCCATATAACAACTTTATACTCATTTTCTATAACTTTGTTTACTAATTTTACTACATCTTTATTTCTAGGTTGATTATCAAAAACAACCACTAGTTTGTCTTTAGAGATGCCTAATGATAACAATTTACCAAAAGTAGTGCCGCTTACAGCTATAGAATTTTTGACAAATAAACTATCTAGTGGACCCTCGACAGCAAAAACTGTCTTATTCTTATCTATACTATCTAATCCAAAAACAAATGGTGTTTCCTCATCAATCTTTATAGTTAAATATCTAAGTTCTTCGTTTCGTAAACCTCTACAAGTAACACCTAATAATTTACCGCCCGAGTCAATAAATGGTATAACCAATCTTGGTTCTGATGTTTTAAGTTTATCCTTATATTTATCAGATAACTGTTCAATCTTTCGAATATTGTCAATAAAGTATAATCTTTTAAATGAATCTCTTGGTATTTTTCGTTTAATACAAAATTGAATCGCTTCATTTTCTTCCGGCAATTTGTCTAATCTATCTAATAATTTATCAAGTAGTGGCTCTTCTTTTTTTTCAAATACTGGTGCCTTTCCCTTGAATAAATTTTCTGCATTTTGATGCGGTTTATTGAAAGGGAGGCCTGCTGAATATCGTTCCAACACATATTGATCATACAATATTTTATCTTGAGATTTTAGAAAAGAACCAAATTGCATACTAGCATCACAATTAAAACATTTATATAACAAACTGTTTTTAATGGCGTAAAAGTGGCCTCTAGTTTTGGTAGCTTTTCTTTTAGAATCCCCACAAATAGTACATCTGCATGTGTAAACATAATCACTTTTTTGTTTAAAAAGCGGCAGACGATTACTTATTAATTTCAAATATTTTAGATCAATGTATAACATATTATCCTCGCATTGGATAATTATATTATACTAAGACAAAAGAATCAATTGTTAACTAGTCGATTAAAAAAATCAATGTGTCCAGATATCCAACCAAGGACAGCAAGACCACCCAAAACTAAATAACTCCATTTGGATCTAAATTGTTTCAGATCCTTAATTTCTTGCGCCAGTGCACTATGCTGAGAACAAGATGCATCATACATTTTATCCAATTGTTCTTTTAATTCTATTGCTGTATTGTCAACTCTAGAATGCACAGATTTTACATCGTTTTTTAATTCTACGATGTCTTCTTTTATTGCCTCTACTTTTGTTTCTAGCACAGCAACTCTGGAAATATCTATATCAGAAATCATTTACTTTTTAGGTCTACTTTTGGTAGCTCTTTTAACTTTGGATTTGGTTTTTTCGGCAAGTAAATTGACTTCAGATTTTACTTCTTTAGCTACTTCAGTCATCTTTTCAATTGCAGGTGCTGCAACTTGTTCAATCTTTTCTTCTATCTTTTGTGCTGCCTCAGCTACATCCTTAAGATCAACTTTGCCGTCTTTATTTATATCTAGTTTCGTTTTCATTTTATCCTCTTTAGAAACAAAAAAATCTCTTAACCAATTAAACATTTTTTCTTTTTCTCCTTTTAAACATTTTTCCGCCAAACATTGGAAACCCTTCTGGTTTTTCTATTGCTTCAGAATCTTGTGCTATATTATTAGTAGGTGCAACGGAAATACTTGATCCATTGCCTCCCTCTCCTTCCTCAGAAAATTGTTTAAAAGTAAACATTTTCTTTTCATTCAAATGATTTTCTACCAAAATAAATTCATATGACAAATCTTCATTTAATTTTTTTAAGAATTTATTTTCTAAATCTATAGGTTCTTTATTTAATTCGTAATTTTCTCGTATCAATGAATATGCAGCAGCTAAAGATAATAATTTTTTATTTTCTATAGGTACTTTTTCTATTATTTTTTTTAATCTATATACTAGTCTGTGCAGTAAAGTATATGCATCCCTTTCTTGAACAGTATTTAATTGATCCATAGATTTTAATTCTTTGCCTTTTTTATCTATAATACCCAATTTATACGCAGGTGTTTGATCAAAAGGCGTAACTAGCAATTGAAGTATTCTATATGTGATAAAAGAATCTACGAATCTACCCATTTATATCTTTCTTAATACTTCTGCTATTTTTTCATCTATAGGTATATCACTATCTTGAAATTCTATACCTTTAGATACTATAACCCTTAACGGCATATAATTTAAAAATATTAAAAATGTTTTAAGCTGAGACCAGTATTTTTTCTCAATTTTAAAAAACAACATTTTAGTTGCAGCTTCAGCTCCAAATAAATTATATATTACTATTAAATGGTTTAATATTAATCTTTCTTTAAGATCCTTAGATGTTTGATATTTTCTAAGTAATCTCTTTAAATATTTAAATCTTTTAAGATCATCTAAGAATTCATTCATTCCTTTGCAAAAAGGATTATCATAATGCTTTATTGCATATAACAAAAAATTATCTTCATTCAATTCAACACTCATTTTATTTAAGTTTGACCGCTCCATTAGTAATTACTAATCCGCCCTTTATGGTACCATCTTTTATATTACTAAATGGAGTATACATTATTCTATTGTTTCCACCAACTAAAGAATAATTTGTGTTATAACTAGTATCATTGCCTGTGTCATAAATTAAATTTTTTATAGAATTATTTATAAGCCATTGTTTTGCTTGTGCTGGGGTTAGTCCGGGAAATGCCTCAAGCAAACAAGCCAACAATCCTGTAACCTGCGGAGCTGCCATAGATGTACCAGTTATTTTCATTAAATTGAAATTTGAATCTAAAGGATGAGAAACAGTAGTGACTCCTGCCGCGGCAATATCATTAGTACCATTATTATCCTTAGATGCCACACCCATAATGTATGAACCAGGAGAAAATAAATGAACACCCGGCCCTTGTTCACTGGACACTGCTCTTCTTTCTAAATTAGATTCATAAAGAGTTGAAAGATTTCCTACTACTATAGCATATCTTGCGCCGGGGCAACCTCCCCTGTGGTACCAAGAATCTGCATATCCTCCCCATCTATTATTATAATCTGTACCATCATATACGTCTATTTTACAATTATTATTGCCAGCAGCAACAACTACATGTATACCAGCATTAATCATATCTTGAACTTCAGCTTCGTAAGTTGAAGCAAAATAAGAATGATAATACACACCGTTATTTGTATATCCCATCCAACCATAATTAGATTTTAATTCTTCTAAAGTGCTATAATGTACATTTTTAGTATAAGTGCTACCTCTATACTGCATAGTATTGGGAATACTATTACTACCATCAGTTGAAAACGTCCCCCAACTCATATTTACAACAGTTGGTCTTCTAAATCCTGTAGATGAATCTATCGGTTTATTAACATGCCAAAGTCTTATAACATCAAAAGCATTTGTAGCAGAAATTCCTCCTCCCTCACTACCTTCTAATCCAGATAACTTTACAGCATAAATTTTAGCATTACGAGCCCAACCTTGAGTTCTTCCTGCAGCAATACTTGCGACATGTGACCCATGCCCATTATAATCTAAATAATGATTAGCAGATTGAGTACCAGCTATTCCACTAGCAGTGTACCAATTTATTTGTTGTAATCTTGTTACACCGTTTTCATCATTCCATTCGGGATGATTTGGTGTAATTCCCCCATCTTGTATTACTACATCTACTCCTCTTCCAGTTAATGTATAGTTAAAATCCCCAGTAAAATTAACTAAGTCATTACCCCCTGTCCAAGGATCATTTTGCTTAATTGAACGAATTAGCCCCCAATTTACATCCTGAGAGGTGATTGAAGATGTTTTTGTGAAAATGGCTGATTGTTTGGATTGATGATGCAATCCTTTATTTGGATCAAGATGAGGGGGTCTTTCTACAGATTGTATTCTAGGATCATTACGAAGTAATACTGCCTCTTCTTCAGTTAAATAATAATGCGTTATTCTTGCACTGCCGGGGCGATAATCTGCTATTTCTATAGGACGACTGGGGATAGAATCATCTCCATACTCAGTGATTATCTTTTCATGGATTTCATCAAAGTCATCTGGATTATTGATGACTACAGCAAACTCGAATTGTTCCATTAGTGTAAATCTTTCCAACCACTAGTTGTATATCCTTGAAACTTATTGTTTGTCGAATTATAAACTATATCCCCAGCTACAGCAGCAAGATTAGCAACCTGCCCATCAGTAAAGTTAGCTAATCGTAAAACAGATTGAGTAATTACTACAGCAGCATTAGCAGATAAATTAATGTTGGTTGAAGACTCAAGAGTAGGTACTCCAGACCCACTACTAATAAAACTATTTGCTGTTACTGAATTGGCAGTAATATTAATCAAATCCGAAACATTTGCTTTAGAAGATAACAATGGATTTATTATTATACTGCCCACCATTGAGGAATGGACAGTACATTGATAAACATAAGTATTTCCAGTTAATTCAAAAGGTATTTTCCAAAATAACTTACCCGATATTTTTCCTTGCGCCGAGGCACCTGTTGAAACAGTGCCGTCAGTGTCTACATGTGTTAAACCGGTATTGTAATTAGAACCACCATTGGATACTCTTATAGCAAAAGGATGCGAGCTACCTTGATTCAAATTAAAACATATAGTCTGCCCTGCAGTAACATATATGGTTGGATTATCTCCACTATACTGATCTATATTGTAATTGAATACTGGCGTAGTAACAACTAATTGTGTCACTGCTGGTATTGCTGATAGAATTGCTCTCGCATTAGTAAAATACTGATTACTTACTTCTAATACATTTGCAGTAGTTAGTAATGGAGAGATATTAGAATAAACTCTAGTATTAGTATAGAATAAATTATTTAATTCTACAATATTCGCAGTTGTAAGGTCATTGGCAGTAATAGTACCCGGCGAAGTTGAGCTTATTCTTCCATTGGCCTCAATTGTAATGTAATTACCTTGAATCAAAGCAGATACTACTCTTGAATTTGTAAAATAAAGATTGCCTTGTTCTGCTATATTCGCGGTTGTTAATATAACTTGACCATTTGCTCCATTAATGTTTGATACATATTCTGTAGCTACATTATTTACAGTTATTATACCGGTGTTGGAATCATATGTTGCACTACCTAATACAGTAATAGACTGTCTTGCCCTCGCATTAGTAAAATATAGATTAGAACTATTTTCTTTAACATTAGCAGTAGATACGGATGAGAAAACGGTTGCTATATTTGTTGATTTGCTTGTAGAAGATTGAACTACATACAATAAATCAAAATGATTTATTGTTGTAGCTACTGGCAATTCTGTTAATTTTTGTTTGGCCATTAGAAAGTAATAGATCCGCTAGAGGTGAATTGGTATATAGTAAATCCACCATTAGATGTGATTGTAACATTGCCGGTAGTATTGGATGCTATTGGTCTGTCTGTAGGGTGTCTTAAAATTACTATACCCGATCCGCCATTGCCTACAGTAGTTCCGGTCCAACCACCACCTCCACCACCGCTGTTGGTTGTGCCATTGACGCCGCTATTTCCTCCACCGCCTGAGCCCCCTGTATTAGGGGAACTTGTGCCACCACCGCCACCAGCGTATGTCACACTAGAACCTGATATAGTACTAGTTAACCCAGCACCACCGGCTCCAGCAGCTCCAGCACCACCGGCTCCACCGCCACCTCCACCACCTTGCCCAAAGTTCGGTGATCCAGCAGCACCGTTATTACCTTGACTGGGTGTTGTAGCCGGGGTATTACCTGGTCCACCTGGTCCACCTTGTGTAGTTCCGCCGCCACCGCTTCCGCCCGGCCCCCCTTGAGCACCACCGCTTCCACCTGCTCCATATCCCCCACCAGTGGCCGTAATTGTAGCAAACGCAGAATCAACACCTTTATTACCATTTCCTTCATTAGTTGTACCAGCGCCACCTGCTCCAACAGTTATTGTATAACAACCTCCTGTAGTGACTCCTGTTAAAGTCCCTGTCCTAAAACCACCTGCACCGCCTCCACCGCCGTTGCTAGCGCCTCCACCCCCCCCTCCAGCAACTACTAGATATTCCATTGGAAATACTGAAGAAGAATCTGTATTTTCCGATACTATATTATATGATACAGTAATTTTAACTAAATTGTTGCCCTCTGCGTTTGCTTGTAAACTTGAATTTTCTACAATACTAAATTCATTAGTTTTAGAAAGTAAAGCAAAAACATTACCTGGGGGCATAAGTAATTTATTTGCTATCGAAGTTTGCGTCCCTCTATTATTCAAAAGAATATTAACATTTGTTGTAGTAGCAGCTGTTTCATTAGAAACAATTAGACCATTAACTATTACTAAAGAATTGGAAAGAGGTAAATTAGTAATAACGTTACTTAGTGAGGTAGTAACATTTACCGATTTAGTAAATGATAGAATAGTATTAAGATTAGCAAGATTTGGGAATACCATATTACTCAGAAGGAGCGGATTCAACGGGTATTACAAATTCTTCCCAGTTTAATAATTCTTCATTCCAAAGATATCTTTTTGGAGGTTCACCTTGACCAGCATCAGCTGGCATATCTACAGGCGCCTTCCAATGGCAGGTTTCTTCAATCAATACCCAAGAATTAAAAGGTTTTGGAGGAATAAATGCATCTCTTTCAGCATCATATTGGTATCCGATTCCAGCATAATTTTTTCTAATTTTGCTGTTATAACTAGTTTGTTTCCAATTAGTATTACCGCCCAATAATCCTCTACAAAAGGCTATTCCCCTTTCTTCAGATTCATTGCCGTTCTCATCTCTAATATCATTGTTACCAACAACGATAACTTGAATAACATAATTATCTTCATTTAATTGTGCAAAATGTGCCATAATTTCTCCTATAATGAACTGATAAAGTTTATTTTATTTATTAAAAAGTAATAGATCCGCTAGAGGTGAATCGGTATATGATAAACCTACTATTAGATGTGATTGTAACATTGCCGGTAGTATTGGATGCTATTGGTCTTTTTGCGGTGTGTCTTAAAATGATGATTCCAGACCCTCCATTTCCGCCGGTGGTTCCTTGGAAGTCAGTAGGCTGAGAACCAGCACCGCCCCCACCACCGGTGTTAGCCGTTCCGGCTGTTCCAGTAGTAGAGGCCCAATTACCGCCGGCACCGCCTCCACCTGTTGCTGTTCCACCAGCCCCGCCAGCCCCACTTCCGCCTCCGCCTCCGCCTCTCATAACAGTTGTACCACTGATAGTACTATTAACACCAGCCCCACCGGCACCTGCGAGCCCAGCAGCTACCCCATTACCACCCACACCACCTGCGCCGCCACCTCCACCACCACGACCGTCGGCATCCCAGTTTCCAGCACCATTACCTCCAGCATAACCTTCGTTAGCAGTACCGGCTGCTCCGGTACCAGAGCCACCACCACCGCTGCCCCCAGTGGTAGAAGGTGCAAATCCTTCCCAAGCTGCACCTCGTCCCCCACCTGTGGTAGAAACAGCAGTGAACGCCGGACCACTTAAAGAACTAACACTGCCTTCCGTAGCAACATATCCGTAACCAGGATATGCATGATTGAGGCCACCTGCTCCGCCTGCTCCGACTATTATGTTAGCTGTTAGACCCTCGGTCAATGTTATGGCACCTTCAGCCGGAGAACCGCCACCCGACGCTTGCCCAGATACATTAGTTCTGTAGCCCCCAGCACCCCCACCACCGGCTGTTGTTCCGTTGCCACTACCGGCTCCTCCCCCACCTCCGGCTATGACTAGATATTCTAAGAAGTATGGGGGCCCAAAATACTGGTTGTATGATTTATCTGAAATTTCCTCATAACCTATTGTAATACTTACATTAGAATTTGTAGTATTGCCTGAATTAGAATCAGTATTAGCTGCGAATGAATCACCTTCATTTAATACTAAACTTATATTTTTATTTACAAAATAATTTCTAGAATTAGGGGGAACTGATAATTTATTATTTAAAATTACATTACCAAGACCACTAGATCTGATAATTTGGAGTGTAATATTAGAATTACGCGTGCTCGAAAAATTAGTTAACAAAACACTGTTAATTTTTATCAAACCATTGGAATTTTGAGTATTTATTATATATTCAATTAAATCACTAGTTAAATTTGAACTGTAAGAATCCAATAAATAAGAATTTATATTAGCTAGATTTGGGTTGGTCATTTTATTTAAATTCCTGTAGGCACATCAAGCAATTCCCTAAGTATGTCATAGTTAGTAAACACAGAAACACTATTATTTATATTAGAAAAACATTTTAACGTATCTCCCTCAGTAACATTTATTTCAGTAAATCTATCTATTAGTGTAAATGTGTTAGATTGGGGAGGCAAAGTTACACTAAATATATTACTAGAAATATTACTGGAATAATCAAATAGCGTAATAATTAAACTTCCGGTTACACTAGTATTAGAATTAAAAGCAATCATACTGTTAATTTTAATAATATTATTGGAGTTAACAGGATTTGCCAACAAGTTTCCTGTACTAGTAGTATTTGCAATCACTACTGCATTTTTAGAATATATTTGTCTTATGTTTGCTAAATTTACTAACATTTTATCTAAATAATAAATTGTAAGCTATCGCTCTTGCTTTGATAGTTTGTTCTATATCTGTGCCGCCAATGGTTAATCTTGATGGCACTGCTACTGTACCATTATCAACAAATGATGTCTGAAACGATCCTGCTCTGATAACAGTATTATTGTCATTAGTAGCGGAGAAGGAAGAATTGTTGCCTAGATTAATATTCCCCGTATCTAAGAAACTATATGTATATACCCCAGCTCTAATAATAGTATTGTTATCATTAGAAATGGAGAAGGAAGAATTATTACCTGCTGTAATATTACCAGAAATAAAAATATTACCTACTGTTAAGTTAGAAGCTAGTATATTGCCGCCATAGGTAGACATACCTGCCAAACTAGTAGTTAATCCTGTTAATAGTGCACCATTGCCTACAAAAAATGTAGCACTTATGTTACTTGGAAAAGCTACATTACCAGTGTCGAAGAATCTTGTCTCAAAAGGTCCCGTGTCAATAACAACATTACCACCCGTCATTAATGTAATATTAGTTAATCCGCCTTGTCTACCAATAATGCCGCCCACTAGTATATTGGCAACAAACAAATTCCCCAATACTGCTGCATTCCCTAGTACAGTAAGTATATTACCAGTAGTTGCATTACCACTAATAACTAAATTACCTGCAAGTATGTTTCCGTTATAGGTTGGTAATTGTGTTAGATTAGATTGATTAATACCGGTAATGCCTGATGCAGTTAACCCTGTTAATAGTGCACCATTACCTACAAAATAGGTACCATAAATATTGCCAGTTGCCACAATATTAGCACCAGAATATATATTTCCTCCAATACCAATACCACCAGTGACAATTAATGCGCCAGACACATTACTATTTGCTTGTATGGTGCTTTGAATGATTACTTCAGTATTTACTGGAAAAATTACTTCGCCCGTACCATCTGGATCGATGATTAAATTGGCGTTTGATCCAGATGGTGTAGAAATAACGTTTCCAACAACTAAATTGCCCACAGATACGTTACTAGTATAAGTGGCCACATTTCCTATGTTATTTCCATAATATCTACCACTGGATCTTAAATCTACAAATGTAGCAGTTATTCCGTTAAAATTATTTCCTGAAATGTTACCAACAAACAAATTCCCCAATACTACTGCATTGCCTAGTACAGTAAGTATATTGCCAGTAGTTGCATTACCACTAATAACTAAATTACCAAGTAAAGCATTACCGTTGTAGGTTGGTAATTGTGTTAGATTAGATTGATTAAATCCAGATATGCTTGACCCACTTATACCGGTTAATCCAGAACCATCACCAAATAATTTGCCAGTTACTACTAAATTACCTATTGACGCATTGCCTTGGACTACTAGTATATTACCAGTAGTTGCATTACCACTAATAACTAAATTACCTGCAAGTATGTTTCCGTTGTAGGTTGGTAATTGTGTTAGATTAGATGTTGCTGCACCAGCAGAAATACCTGTTAAAGCAGAACCATCACCAAATAATTTACCTGATACGACAATATTAGGTACTAATAAATTACCTTGATCGTTAAATGTATATTGCCAAATACCAGCACGAATCTGAGTATTATTATCGGTAGATGAACTATAAAGTGCACCTGCTACTAATAAATTATTAGCTGTTACATTGCCCGATGCGACAATATTAGGTACTAATAAATTACCTTGATCGTTAAATGTATATTGCCAAATACCAGCACGAATCTGAGTATTATTATCTGTGGATGAACTATAAAGTGCACCTGCTACTAATAAATTATTAGCTGTTACATTACCAGATACTGTAAGATTAGGAACGGAAACATTGGAAACATATGATAATACTCTAGCATTAGTATAATATAAATTAGAACCTTCTGAAACAATATTTGTAGTAATGCCTGTTAGAGCTGAACCATCACCTAAATATGTGCCAGTTATTCTTGAAGCAAAAATATTGCCTATCGAAGCATTACCATTAACAACCAATACATTACCTATTGTTGCATTACCACTAATAACTAAATTACCAAGTAAAGCATTACCGTTGTAGGTTGGTAATTGTGTTAGATTAGATTGATTAAATCCAGATATGCTTGACCCACTTATACCGGTTAATCCAGAACCATCACCTAAATGTGTGCCAGTTATTCTTGAAGCAAAAATATTGCCTATCGAAGCATTACCATTAACAACCAATACATTACCTATTGTTGCATTACCACTAATAACTAAATTACCTGCAAGTATGTTTCCGTTGTAGGTTGGTAATTGTGTTAGATTAGATGTTGCTGCACCAGCAGAAATACCTGTTAGAGCTGAACCATCACCAAATAATTTACC